TTCTGATCACCACGATATTCGATAATAAGGTTTTCTAATTCTTGAATTGTTTTAGTCATTGTCATATATCCATTCCCATAAGTGGTGAGATTCAATAATTGCATCTGCTGGCGCAAATCGCTCACCTTTCCAAGTAATCTGGAATGGCTCGCCGTTTCTATCTAATCCATCGCAAGGCAACTCAATTAATTTTTGTGTTAGTCCATCATTATATGCGGTAATGGCTTCAACGCATACGGATACCATTGAATGAGGGATAGGCGGATAGTGATTACTACGCAACTGAATAGTGATCGCAGTTTCTAGGGGGATATTGAAATCCCCGCTAGCCAACTCAGTAGATAAATTGTTACCCATTAAACAATCACCTCACAATAAGATCCATTGTTGTACTTATTCACTTTCTTTTCCATTTCTTTTAATTCAAAGACGGCTACAACCATTCCAGTAAGGAAAGTTTTAATTACTTCCTCACTCATCTGATTAAACTCTGGATAGTCGTTTAGGTTTAGTGTGTGTTTAAAGATGATCGGGGTTTCTACTGTTAGAGTGTTATTCATTGTTATTTCTCGCTTCCTGTTGTAGTTCCTCTGTTTCGTCATAGTGTTCCTCATAGTACGCCTCATATTCTGCTAAGTCCTCATCTGTCCAATCAGAATAAAGATCCGCAGGAATTGTGTCAACTTCTGGGGTATCGAAAATTGTATCTCCATACCCGTCAGTTTCTGGTGTAACTCTTTCGAATGAATAAAGGTAACTCATTACGCACCAACTTTCATAGTAGAATTGTAGCAAGCATTTTCAAATTTCTCTGGTGAAAAATTGTCGTTATCTGCTTGAAAGAAATCTGCGAAATCCATTATTAAATCCTCGAATAAAGTTTGAGGTATTTCATCTTGATATGCTCGCAAAATATCCGATACATTAACATAGTCTTTTCTTGTCATCATTATAGGTTTTCCCTTCGTTGTTGTTATATTCTAAGTCTAGCCTAAGCCACTGACAATAGCCAATCCAAAATGCGGATAAATCGGACATTTCTTAAATTAGTTTTGTGAGATAGCACACATAAGTTATCCACAAGGTTATCCACAAAGTTATCCACAGACCCCAGGGGGCAGCGACACGCCCGAGTGCGTTACATTGAAATATAAGGGTTTTATTCATCCCATCCGTAGCGTTCAGCCCTTAGCAATATGCCAAAGGCTAACACGCCAGATAGCGCAACAATTCCAGCAGATACGAAAGATATTAGAGCCCAATAGTTCATTAAATTATCCCTTCTAATTCTTTTATTTCTGCGACATAGCAATTATTATATTTATCTATCCCATATTTTAATTGAAACTCAAATAAATCTATTGCTTGTTCATAGTTTTCTGCGTCAATAGTTATATAAGCATTAAACTCAAATTGTTTTATTTCTTTCATTTATTTAACTCCTTCAAATAATTCTTTACACTTATTAGGGTTTTCCCAATATGGTTGCCCTTCGTGATATAGGGCTGGTGCTAATACGACCTGACCGCAAGGGCATAAGTTCATCATGCCTATTGGGTAATTATGCACAGTGGCAAATCTAGTAAAGATACTCATGCGCTCACCTCCCATTTACTCCAACGACCTAGACGATCATTGTCAAAGTCAATATAAAATGACTCAATGTTTTGATCACACTCAACGCAGATAGTGTAAGCAATATCGTTATGAGTAGAGATAGCACTCACTAGAGGGGTGTGCGTATGCACTTTATTTATTGTTAATGTAGTCATTTTGACCACCTTTCTTTTTTGTTATGGTTTAAGTCTAGCAGGTACCACTGACATTTACAGTCATTATGTCAAGTAAATATCAGACATATCGGACAACTCTCAATGTGTTACTGATCACACTCGCCAGACATTTTGGCAGATAGGGCAGAGATAGCCTCTGCCTTGCTTGCTTGACGGGTAGCGGTTACGTGCGCCTTGAATTCCTCTAGGTTCATTACTGATCACACTCACAAGGAGCATAAGAATCAAACTCGCAATAGTAGCAACCTTGCGCCTCGAAATGCTTTTCGCAATAGTGGCGGTATTGAACCTCGTCGCAATGGGTGAATTGGGTGTAATCGGTTAAATAGTACCGATTTAGGGGCATTAGGATTAATGTAGTCATTTTGACCACCTTTCTTGTTGTTATATAGGCAATTTTACCAAACTTTAGGATTATAAGCAAATTAGACATGCATACAAATCGGACATTTCTAAAAGTATTTTTGTTAGATGCATCACAGTACAAATCGAACATTTCGGGCGGGGCCCAAGGGGTGTGTCCGTTTTGTCCTACTATGGTATGTGAGTTGCGTTACACTTTGGCAATATGTCCGGAATCGCCCGATTCTTGATTTGAGAATGTCAGTTCACTCGTGTATAATTCGGTATATAAGAAAGGCTAAAGGTTAGCCTAAAGAAAGGGGTCAGAAATGACTTACTTAGAAAATCAAGAACAATTAACCAATGAGTACGCTAGTACCTCTCCAAAATATCGGGGAGATGAATTAGATAACTCAGAAAAGTTACGCATTAGAGAAAATATCTCTAAGGGTCGTTCTATCCTTGACTCAATGAGCGAGATAGAAAAGACAGCGTTAAATCTTGAGATCATGTCAAGATATAACTGGAATAAGGGGCTCTAATTATGGGTAATTTATTAGATGTTATAGCGGTTGATTGCGTTGAGTGTAACAGCGCAGGATTTGTTTTTTACGGTACAGAAGGAACGCTAGTCATGCCATGCGAATGTGAAGGGAATAAATAAATGATAAATATCAAACTAACTACTACACAAGGTACAGAAAAAACTATGTCCTTTGATGAGATTGCTAAGGCGCACGTCTTCGTTGATAACTTGCCTAAGCGATTAAATAAATCAACACGGGTGCGGGTTGACTGTGATTTATTAGGATTGAATGGGTGGGTACAAGGTACACAGTAAATCGAATAGATACGGTGGGCATACCTCTACGGTGTGCTCACTATTTTTTTTTGTTTATTTTTTTCATATACATGTATCGTACATCTGCAAAATATATTCAGATTTCTGTAAAACCACTTTTCCCAAATATAAAATTTTTCAGAAAATCTTCAAATTCGGGTATATAATAAATATATGGAAAACAATGGTTTTGCATTGAAGGTTTTTCAAGAAGAAGTTTGCGATCAATGCGATTGTCAAACGGTAGAGACCAAATTCTTATGGCATCAAGACGAAATTTCCTTTATTACAAAACCAAATTTGGATTTTTCGAGGGATTAAACAATATCACTAAGTAACAAAACAGAATCTAACAATGTAGTCTGCCTATATGTAAGATGACCACCTTTTTCATTAAGTATCTCAACTGCTTCTGGCTCACTTGTCGCCAAAACCTGAACAATCATCTCAACCTTATATGTATAACAACTTGTCTGTTCATTTATATGTGGCATATTACTCCTATGTAGAATTTAAGTATATCAGTATTTGTAAATCTATGCTGGTTTGATAGGACTCGAACCTATAACCTGTCGGTTAACAGCCGACTGCACTGCCGATTGTGCTACAAACCATTATTGTATTACCACTTTCCTATTGGACATTTAGCATCTTTTAGTACCACTTTAAGTTTCATAAAACATCCACATTTTTTGCATTGATTGGTTGTTGTTTTGTACCATTCGCAACCCGTGCAAATTTCTAATCTTTCATTACTTAATTCTTCAGACGCTCTAGATTTATTAGGATTTAAAAGATCCCAAGGTTTTACATCATCCATTTTCATCCAAATCTTTGTATGTAACGCTATACTCCCCACCATAGATTTCTGCATAGGAGATTATATCCTTATTGTATCTTATGGCTGTAGTTTTGTCAACTAATCCCGTTTGATATTTTTTGATTGTTTTTAACTCCCCGGCAAAAGCAAAATTCCAGGCAGAGTGTTTGTTTAATGCTGCATTCATTTCAAGTAAATACTTTTCTAGCCCTAGTCTGCGAGATACCAAACCTTGTTTGTCTTCATATCCTCTTGCCACTTCGGAAACATCTACTTTATCAGATAAAACATACCGGACATTATCATCATCCATCCTAGTAGACCAATTTCGCATATTCTCTGCATAGTCGACAGCATTTTTGTATGTCGAATCTGCATATGCCATGCGTTGTTTGTCTAAAGTGGTGGTTTGTGCCTCTATTGCAAACGCGATTAGGTAACAGGTTGCGTAAGGGAACTTTTCATTATACTTTTTGGTGGCGAAGTGAACATTTGGATTAAAAGATTCGATACAGATGTTATCTTCCATAAGTCGCATATGATTTCCAATTGACGCGAACTCTGGAGTATTCATATCACAGTCGACGAACAAACATTCCGCCGGATCTATACCTTCCGCCAAACATAAAATACTTTTGTCATATGTGCCGACGACTCGATGTCCCAAATTTCGAGAAAGAAGTGTTGCGCTCATTAAACCATCAACATCTGGAGATATAATTATATTTTTTGAGTATTCAAGCGTACTGAGTATTTCTTTTTTCAAAACTCCCCTTAAATGATGATATAATAATCCTACAATGAATGCACAAGACTGGTTGGGAATGATTCTTACCGCATTATCTATTCTAGCACTAGTTGCAGGCGGTGTCAAATGGCTCGTAAAGCACTATCTATCCGAACTTCGTGAAAATGGTGGATCTAGTGTAAAAGACCAGGTTAATAGGCTTGAAATTAAAGTTGACAAATTGTATGACATTTTAATCGAAAATCGAATTTCAGATTCTAGTAAATAATATATACTATATATAATATATATAAGATATCTTTTATATATTTAACTTAAAGATACATCTTTTTTCTTATATATTTTAAGTATACACGAACTTTCCTGATCTGTCAAATTGAAAAGGATATGATATAATAATTTTATGAGTTATGTAACCGCTTCCATTGATCAAGTAGGAGCATCTCCAATAAATATCCAATGGAAAGTAGTTCGTGGAGATACCGCAACTCTTAAAATAGAATTTTTAGAAGATGATGAAGTTACTGCTATAGATATCTCTGACTGGACTTTTATTTCTTCTTCTTATGATGCCTCTGGTGATACTTTAGATGAATTGACCGTTGAAAAATATACTGGTTATGTTATTATTACTGCTACCTCTGATATTACAAAACTTTGGGGAAGTGGTTATAGAAATACCGTTTTAGAATTACCGTTTGACTTGGAAATTATTATTCCTAACGATATTTCTGGAGCGATTGAACCAGAAATTACTTGGACACCACTTATTGGAACTATTGTAGTGCTTAGCGATATAACAGGTACGGCATTATGATTATTAAAGTTACTTCACCTGCAGTTACACCGTCTAAAGTCATTAAGGTTAACTTAAAAACCTTTATAATGAATAAGTGAGTATAAGCAAAAAGTCTGATATTCCAGGCATGCAATCAAAACCTAAGTATGGCTATGCCGAAGCAGCAGCAGAAACAGTTATAAAAACAAATAATCCATCAGTGCCCGATATAGACTACAGAATACTTGTAGGGCCACCAGGACCACAAGGAATTGCTGGCAGGCAAGGAGAGATAGGGCCAAAGGGCGATAAAGGGGATCCTGGGCCACAAGGTGCCAAAGGTGAAAGAGGACAAAAAGGAGAGCCTGGAACTTCTACAGTTCTTACAAGCGATGGAGTAGTTTCTGAAGTTAGAAAATCTGGTTGGGCATATTATGAAAATTTAAATCAATCACAAATTCGTGTAGGATTATCTAGCGGAGATGAAGGATGGGTAAATATATTAAATGATGCAAAATCCGAGGGGACAAATGAACAGTATTTACCAAAAGGAAATGTAAGTCTATGGAGCGCAACAAGTCAACAATTAAACTTTAAAGGATTAGATATAGGAACCAGAGTTGAAGTAACTTATTGTTTTGAATTAGAAACATATGGAAATAATACTGAGGTTTGGATAAGAGCCTTTTCTGAAAAAGCAACTTTAAATTCAACACAGTTTGTAGCAAACCTAAAGTATAAATATCTTTATGATTTTTCAGTTACCCAAACCTTGTACATAATAAATGACAGAATTAGAAAATATGGAATTAACCCACAGATTAGAGCAGATTTTGACGGGGATGTAAAAGTCAAATCTATCTTAGTCCACATTTCTTAGTGGTATAATAAGATCATGGCATTTCCTGGAACATACAACTTTGATTATTATCGTGGAGACACATTTCGATTTGTTATATCCCCAAAAACTTCTGCCGGAGCAACATTTCCACTAGATGACTATTCTGCTGCTGGAGCAATATTTTCAATCGCTTCAAGTAGAGGCGACAGCCCAACTACAGCAATTGATAGTGTTGCGGATACAACTAAACTTTCTGCAGTAATCGATACAGGTGCAGATATTATTACTTGTACAATTAAACCAAGTGCTAGAACCGATTTGGTTGGAGGATCAACATATTATTACGATGTTGAAATTTTTAATGGTACCACATTAAGATATACCCTTTTAACTGGAGAAATTACAGTAACTGACGACGTAACTGGTGCATAATGCCAGAAGTTGTTGTTTATCAAGATTCTATAACTGTTTATCAATCAGATCTAAACATTGTTCTCAATACCGCTCCAAATTTAACTGGAATTGATGATGAAATAGAAGTAACTGAGGCAAGTGGTGCTGTTACAATAACTCAATAGTTTTTATTATTATGGTATAATCTTTGTATGGCTGCCACAAATATTGGAACTGACGGAACTCATAAATATCCCCTTGCAAAAATGCCGGTGCCGTCGGATGCCGCAGATATTCAGGTTGCATTAAGAAATTATCATTATGGACAAGATACTCCACTTGCAAGCGGTGCTACCCCAACTGCTGGTATTGCAAAATATTTATACGATATTGAAGCATCGATTGCTGCAATTTCTACAGATGCTAGTACCGTTGTTCAAGAGTCTGTTATAGATGCAAAAGGAGATCTTTTTGTTGGAACAGCAAATAATGCATTAGATAATTTAACAGTTGGTAGCGATGGATATATTTTAACTGCAGATTCAACACAAGGAACATTTGGTCTTAAATGGGCAGCACCACAAGCAGCAACAACTTCACAGCCTGGAGTTTCTCAACTAAGTGATTCAACATCAGAAACTTCATCAGTTAAAGCAGCAACACCAACTGCAGTCTCAACATTAAAGCAAACAGTTGATTCATCAACAAAAACAGCGAACTATACATTAGATCCAGCAGATGCTGGAAAAATTATTATTATGAACGTATCTTCATCAACTTCAATTATTACAATTCCATTAGAAACCACATTTCCTGCGGGAGCAAGAGTCGACATTCTACAAATAGGATCTGTTCAAACATCAATTGCACCAGTAAGTGGAAGCGTTACATTAAATAGTAAAAATAACAATAGAAAACTTGTTGGACAATACTCAGCAGCAACACTTATTAAAGTAGGAACAAACTCCTGGGTTCTTCTAGGCGACCTGACGGCTTAAGGATATTCCATGCTAAATATACTTGGAATTATTACATCGGTATTAAGTAAGATAACTGATTCTTTTAATAGATCAGACGGATCTATAGGATCAACAGATACAGGACAAGCATGGCAAGCAACAAGAGGAACATGGACAATATCTTCAAATAAAGCATCAACCGCAACATCTCCATCAAGTTATCCAATTGCTGCAGTTGATTTTGCTTCTCCTAGTGCAACTATTGAAGTAGACGTATCAAGAGGAAGTGGCGCTGCATTTTGGATCAGTGATTCTTCAAATTGGTGGGGATTAGCATCTGTTGCAGCAGTTAGTGGATCTACTTGTACAACCTATGTACAAACTTATTCTGCTGGATCACCATCAGTTCCTGGATATGCTGGTGGCCCATATGTTCCAAGTTCTACTGCTGTCAATTACTTTCCTTCACAAACCACATATAGTTGTTCTTCATATACTTTCATTACCGATGCACCATATGACTACACCCCATATCAAACATGTGCTACATATAGTTCATATACATCACCAGACAATTACCAAACTGTTTTTTTTCCCGCCACCTACGGATCACCAGCAGTTCCATACTCTCCTGGAACTCCCGACTCTTATGGACAATCCTGTAGCGCTTATGCAGATACCTATAGTTATTCTTTATCATTGATTAAATCTATTGCAAATACAGTTACAACAGTTGCAACTCAGGCTTTATCTTCTGCAACAGCATCAATTAGAGTTATATTAAGTGGACTTTCAATAACAGCAACTGGATATTCTGCATCAGATCAAGGTGGATCAAACTTGGGAACTTTAACAAATACCGCAACTGGAGCAACAACAACATCTAAACATGGTATTATTTTAATTCCTTCTGCGTTGCAACAAACAACTGTAGATAATTTTTCAATAGAATAAACAGTTTTTAGTTTTTATGATATACTTATTTGAAAAGGAGAAAAATGCCTACACCAAGAAATCTAGAAGTTGTAAAAACAGAACCTTATGAAATTAATAATTATGATTATCATTTAGCAATTATTGTTGATGGTAAAGTGGAGTTTATTATGGGTTGTAATGAATTATTAGCAAGTGTTCTTATAGCACCGCATCAAGTAGTTTCTATTGAAGAAAATGATTTGTCCGTTGGTGAGAGTTATGTCACTCTGTAAATATTATTTATGAGAGGCATACATTTTATTCCGATCAATGAAGATGTTGAGGCACCACATCCAGTTCCAACAAAAAAAGTTGTTCCAAAATGGTACAAAGAGGCAGAATTAGATTATGATTCTGATAATGGAGAAATTCTTCCAGGTTTAAAAAGATGTTTACCATTTTTAGATGCACTTATGTCAGGATATGTTTTATTAACATGGGTTGACATTAATGTTAAAAAAAATGAAAACAAAGAGATTGATATTTATTGGGAAAATAGTCAAGGTGTGCAGCAAAATCAAATTTTAGAAAGAAAAGGTCTTTCCGGTCATACAATTCCAAGACCAGCAGGTTATTTAAATAATCATTTAATTTGGCTGCCTCAATGGGGATGGAAAACACCAAGAGGGTATAGCACTTTAGTCACACATCCTTTAAATAGATTTGATTTGCCGTTTACAACAATGTCTGCAGTTGTAGATAGTGATAAATATTTTACTGGTGGAAATATTCCATTTTTTATTAGAGAAGATTTTGAAGGAGTTATACCTAAAGGAACTCCATTTGCTCAAATAATTCCATTTAAAAGAAAAAAATGGATTTCAGTATTTAATCCAGCACTAGTTGAACCTGCACAATATTTAGGAAAAGTAACAAGAAGTAACGATAGATTTTATAAAAAAAATAGCAGAGTAAACAAGGAGTATTTATGAATAAAAATGAAAAAATAGTTATTGGATGGCCAGATACTGGTTCTGCTTATACTGGGTTTGTTGCATTTATGATGCAACTATTACTTCATCGAAGAGATAAAATTGAAGATGTTGTTATTGCAAGTGGCCACTATCTTTCTAATAATAAAAACACTTGTGTTGAAAACTTTTTAAAAACAGGAGCAGACTGGCTTTTATTAATGGACTGTGATGTTCTAGTAACCCTAGAAAGTTTTGATACATTAATACAGAGTGCAGACAAAGATAATAGGCCAATCGTTTCTGGCTCATATTTTTTACCAATGAATGATAGATTATATTTATCTGGACAGTATAAAAATCCAGAGTATCCAGATGCAGGGTTTTGGATCTCTGATTGGGATAAAGAAATTATTGATGATTTACATTCTGTTGGCGCAGGATTTTTACTTGTTCATAAATCTGTATATAAGGCAATACAAGAAAATAATGTTGATAAAATGCCTCAATGGTTTCAAGATGAGTATTGGGGATATCCATACTACTGTTGGATTAGCGAAGATATTTATTTTTGCAAAAAAGCAAGGGATCTAGGATTCAACATTGCAATTAATACTAAAGCAACATCAACACATTTAAAGAATGTAAGAATTACAGAGGATAATTTTGTTAAAATACCTCAAATGATTCCTATGGGAATGCCTGCAGAAAAACACACTCACCCATATGGAGAAAGACGAAAAATGCATTGGTGGATTAAAGGAAAATCTAAGTAAAAGTATATTACTTATTAATCAGGATATCTTGCTAACCACTCTTTGGTCTTCCAAGTAATACCCTTCCAAGCAGACCAGTCTTTACCACCATTACTCATATGATAAGCGATCTCTGCAT